ACCGTCCGGTTAGCCGCAGCAGTATTACACAGGGCAACCTGCTTGACGATTGTCGTAGTGCTACCCGGCACCGTGTACAAAGTGGAAAGCGAAGTTCCCAACTGTGAGGGTGCATGTAGTTTCGTCTGAGTCATTGCCATTAGACCATAACCTCCATGTGGAACATCGTTTCCACACTATCAATAGTAGTTTGAAAAGCATTCAACTGAACAACAGTTGCATAACTGTATGCCACAATCTTGTCTTGAACCGCAGCAGAAGTCATGATAGAAGTATCATTATCAGAAAACGACCCAGATCCAGTCTGAACCGCAGCGATACCAACACTGTTCAGTGTCAATGTTCCAGCGATTGTCACATCATCCGGCAAGCCAATCGTGACTGCTCCCGAACTGGTGAATGCCTCCACCTCAAGTGAGGTACCGACAACCGAAGAAATAGCAGCAGCAGAAGTAACGTAGCCATAGGCTTCGATCTTGTCTGCGACAGCCCCAGAGGTCATGATCGAAGTGTTGTTATCCACAAAGGATTCAGCAGAGGTTTGAACAGCAGCGATACCCACACTGTCCAGAGTAAGTGTCCCACCAATCGTGACATCATTCGGGAGGCCAATAGTGATAGCACCCGTAGAACCTGACAATGTAATCTCAGCAGCCGTACCCGTAATGCTGTTGACAACACTAGCCCATTTGACTCCCGCTGTTTCAGTTGAATCAGCGATCAACGCCTCATCGTTTGTACCTACGCCCACTCGCGTTGGAACGGTAGCAGATCGGGCGTAAATATCACCCTTAGTCGTAAGCGTTCCTTTTTGAGTTGCATTGACAACAGTTTCATATCCGTATACAAGAATCTTGTCCTGCACCGCTGCGGATGTCATCACCGAAGTGTCGTTATCAACAAACGATTCTAAACCTGTTTGAACAGTCGAAATCGCAACACTGTCGATAGTCAGAGTGCCAATGGTGACAGCACTGGGCAAACCAATAGTGATACTCCCGGTTGAAGCATCTATCTCAACTTCATTAGCCGTACCGGTAAGACTGTTAACGATATTGGCCCAACCCAACCCAGTACCAGCAGCAGAATCGGCAACAAGTGCTTGATTGTTCGTACCTACCGAAAGTTTTCCAACAGCATTATCCGCTGTTCCACCAAGAAGATCACCCTTAGCATCGATCAAAGACGCTCGGATCTCGTACCCATCACGAATCAGAATCCATGCTGTGTCAAGAGCCGAATAGACGCTTAGATTACCGCCACCCGTTTCGTCGTAGTCGTAATGAAAGAATCCAGAAATATCAGAAATCGAAACATCCGTGGCCGTAATATTACTTTCAGACCATCCAGCAACTTTGGCATCTACCTGATCGAAGGCGTTATTAAACTGAACGCGACTGAACGAATCCGTACTGGACGACCAGTTCGGCATGGATGAAAATCTTGTTCCATAAGTAATAGTCATATTGACGCTCCTACGATAATCCTACACCCTAAGTGGGAAGTGTCTGTCGTACTCTTTCCATATCTGCTGCTGATAATGCTTCCTTGAACAAAGCAAAGTGATTGAATTGCCAGCCCTCCCTGCCCGACGAATGGAAAGTCGCGGGATACTCTGGAATCCCGGTTCGGGCAGCCAAACTGTTCACCGTTGTATCGACAGCATCAGAGACTTTTACCCCATTGACATAAAGAATAATCTTACCATTTATAACATCTCTCACTGCCCCAACATGATTCCATTGTCCCTTGCGTGAAGAATCATCCCACGTTATAGAAACTTCGGGGGCAGCATCCGCCGATGTATCAAACTGTGAGTTGAGTTTGAATGTCATAATGTCACCATTGAAATACAACATAACATTCCGATGATGAAAAATATAATCAGCCGACGCATCATCTTTGAAACGTCTATAATGGAAAGAAATACTTAACGGTGTATCCCGTCCGACAGTCAAGTTGTGAGCAACGGCACCACCCTCCCTGTTGACCTGATACAAGTCTTTATCAACAATTGAGGAGAACTCGTAATCGTTTGACGATTCCCAAGTTCGGTTGATAGTCCATGTGCCACTTTGTGCATCGGTTCCCGTACTGGTGTTTTCAGTGTGGGTGGTAATGATGCTCGGTGTGAACGAATATGTTTTAGTCCCCACTACATCTATTTTCTCAATCAGTTTGCCACCGTAAGTCGCAGCAGCCCAAGTGAATGTGGTTGCAGTGCCGCTTCCAGTTGCCGTAGTGCCACCAGTGTAGGTGACTGTCCAATTGTAAGAATCGGAATCCATTCCTGAAACTACGAGACTGTCACCGGCACTACTCTGATTGCCTAGATACAAATAGTCTGTTCCCGTGTGCGGCAGTCCGATCCAATTCGACAGAGGAGTAGGAGAGGCTTCGTATTGAATAGTCCACTGGCAAGTATTTGCATCTTTGTTTAATGTCGCATCCTGATCAAAGTCATCTATTCCGTCGTACAGTTCGGCAATGACACTGGCCGACGTGCCCGTTGTCCCTGTGTATTTCGTAAGATTCAAATCGGCAACAGTAGACAACGCCCACCCCAAATAATTGATATTCAAAACCCCATCATTAATAATCGCCCGATATCCAATAATTCCGTTGGCATCATGAGAAACCTTGAAAAACTCTGCAATCACTGTGTTGTCATACACGTTCGGAGCCGCTGAGTTATTCACAGTATTGATCAAATAGGTCGTGGGGTGTAGCGCATCCTGCATCGTCGGAGCAACATAAAAACTCACCGTCCCATTACCACTACCGCCTGTTGTGGTAACAGAAAATCGTATCCACCTGTCACCCGGTTGAGAAAAATCATACGACAAATCGTGAGTCGCAGAACTATAGGCAGTAGACGACACGGGGGATCCAGTTGCAGAATGATACTTGAGTGTCCCAGTATCAGAGATTTCGCATTCACGATGATCGGCAGCCGCAGAAGTGCCTTGCTTGAACAAACTGATACTTGAACCACTACCTACTTTGATGTCTCCAACATGGAAGATGTAGTCGGTGGCTCCTGAAACTCCAGTATTCGTGGCAGCCAAATTGATGTGGGCACCAGATCCCTGAATAGAACTGGGGTAAAAAGCAAACCCGGTGTTGTACCGTGCCCCAGCAATGATGCCGTATCGTGATGCTTTCGAAGTAGCCGGTTCCCCAATGAGTGAAATATGCCGACCCGAACCGGTTGCATCCGGAATAGCCTGACATCCGCTATTGCCAAACTTCAACACAGTCTCATCATTTTTGTCAAGACCACCGCCCGGAACATTCGCCTCAAGAACATCCTTTGCCTCAAAAGCAAACTCTGCGGCATCTCTTGGCTTATTAGACTGACTCCCCACTACTCCAGCAGACAAAGTTGGAGCCATCTCCGTTTCGATCCTTGTCCCATCAGGATCAGGATCAACTTCCGGATCGAAAACATACTTGACCAAAAATGGTGATTCCCGATAACGGGTCTTGATTCTTGTAAAATAGTTATCTGGAGTGGTTGTATCTAAAACCGTTTTCAAATAAGAACGCATTGCATTTGGTGCGCCAGCGTTCAATCCGTTGAAGGCATGTTGAATTTGCTGACGATAAGCATCAATACTTTCATAAGTGGAAGAACGTGCCAACTGCCAAGTAACAGAATCTTCTGACGATTCTTCATCCAAAACATCCAAGTTCTGCCATGTCGTAGCGTCGTCCTCGTCGGTCCAACCGGCCAGAGATAACCACATACTTGTTCCGGTAAACGGATTGTTCAGTTTGACTCCCACCAGTTGAGCCAACCATGTTAGATATGATTTAGATACATTCTGAGGATCAGTTAAAGTTGACAACAATTCCGTGTTGGTCACACTGTCCTCTGCTCTGGTGTAACCCCAACCCCGAAGTTCCTCACCGACAGACACAGCACTAACGTAAGCAGCGGACAATAGTTTCTTTGTTAAACTTTGATGACCTGAAGTATTAGAATTCTCTTCTAAATCCGCTGCCTTAATGAAGTCTGGCAATATTTTATATGTATTAAAAAACGTATTAGTCCCAAACGTTGCCAGCAAGTCAACTACACAAACATCAGAAATGGCAAACATGAGACTGGCTGCGTTGACACTTTCAACTTCAAAGATCAGACGAGCATAGTTGGCATCCTCGGGAACCCAGAATCGTCGCCTGTCAACGACCGGATTTCCAAATGAAAAACCAGATGTGTAGGCAACTGTCGTAAACGGAATAATCGCCAATTGTCCCGACAACATGTCGGTAGCAGCGACACTTGTTTCTATTTTATGGGCATCGGTGGAAGCCACCCACGCGGCACCATTTCCTTTTTCACCCGTGTAACCTAAAACGGCACCAGCACTTACATCATTAACATTAAAATATTCCATTCTCATACTGAGAGTTTCCCCAGCCAGCGTCTTCCCTATTTTCATAATCCCCGTTGCAACAAAACCCTTACCGGGTGGAATAGGAAAAATCGGAGACCTGAGTTCTACATCGCCCGCAGCAACAGAAGTAACATTGATTCCTTCAGTCCGAACCGTGCCGCGCAAATTGAGCATTCTTTCGCCCAAGCCACCCACTGTTTGAATGGTGGCATTAACGGCTGACCATCTATTGATCTCGAATACTTTTTGAGTATCCGTCTTTAATAAATTAACAAACGTCATCTTAAGTTACCGTAATAGATATTGTGCTTGGATAAGTCAGCATCCCCAAATGATTCAAACGAACATCACCAATCAAAGCACCCGTCGTGTCCGTTGCAGCCGACGCCATAACCTCTGCCCGAACAGCCGTAGTTGTTTGAACAAAAGTGACAGCATCCGTACCCATAGTCGTGGGAGCAACGCTGCAAGACCACCCTTCGGAACCATTGGCCGTACCCGCCGTGATCCAAACAAACCTGTCAACACACAATTCACCAACAACGTCTACATCTATTGCCCTAGTCAAAACCCAATTGGTCGAACCTGAACCAACTGTTGACAAGGTATAAACACCGTTCTCAAAAGTATTGCTTTGATCTTTGACCAAGATGCGAGCATCACCAGACGGCGTGATTCCATCAACAGTAAACGCAGCCTGACTGCCGCTGTTGGTTAGTGTTGCGCCGACCCCAAGAGTTCCATTGGCATACGTTGCACCCAAGTTTGCCGTAGTTGCACAAGCAACTGTTTCCTCTGGTAGAGACAATGTTACTGACTTGACATAATCAACGCCCGTAACCCCATCCACCAAACTAATGATTTCATTTTTCCGAACCACTCGTTCCCAATCCCAAGCATCGGAATCCAAATACGTTCTCAACGCCGTCTGAACGGCTGCATTCACCGTTCCGGACGCAGCCGAAGTAGTTTTGTAAACTTCCAACGTCACACCAACGCCGACCAATTCTGCGTTATGAACTTCAATAGAAAGCCCAGTACCAACCTTCGTATTCAAAACAGAAGTGATGGTAGCCAAATCCGCAGCAGCGAGAGTCGCATCATTGACTGAACGGGAATACCCATTCACATTCTCACTAGCGAGGGACATCAGAATATGAGCAGTGTGTTCCACTCCACCGGTCACCATGTTTCTATCCGCGTACCGTCGCTTATTGTACGTCTTCACACGGAAACCAGTAACCGGATAGTTTGACAACACATAACTTTGGATTTGAGTCTCGGTTGCCAACACTGAAGAATACCCAGCCAAGACCGTTATGGCTCTAGAAAAATACACCTCATCTGTTTCAGCGTCCGCACCCAAAGCAGGTTTGGCATCAAGAACAACTGAAGAAATATAAGGAACCGTTGCCAGCACTTGTAACGCACTTCCATTCGGAGGATTGTTATATGCCGATCCAATGGCCTGAGCCGTAACCGGAGACAAAGTAAGTTGCGATGCCCCCACACTCACAGTCTGTGCGGCATCCAACATGTACACCAAAACTTCACCAGAACTACCGTAGTAAGCAAACGGAGTGCTAACGGGAATCGTGTAACCAGCGGCATCAGTGAAATTGATCGTTATGGTTGCGGATGCCTTCACACCGTTGGAGCGAGTAACCCCATACAACTTCAATAGTGTTTCCACAGTCGCAGCAGGTAGGCGATTTGCAGCATTTGCCAAAGTCGCTGTTTGATACGCCGTCGCCTCCAGCAAAGTTGTTTCCATTTGCCCGACGCGAGGTTCCCAACTTGGAATCAAAGCGCGAGCCTGCGTGATGCTCTCCTCTAAAATCGAAGTGACAGTAGCATCAAAGGGAGTTAAATCTACATAAGTGCTAAAATCTGGAGATACCATAATAAACTCCTATAGAAAATTAACTTCTATTCTGTTGATTGCGCCTGCACGCTTAATGATGTTAACACGGTCAAGCAAAACGGAACTTCCATAAAACGTTGAAAACTCTTCCAAGATATCTTCTTCAGCCATGTTGTCAAAGGAGGGATCGGTCACACCGAACGTCGGGAACATCGGACGCTCACCCTTATTTGTCAAAACAAATACTTGAACCTGTTCAGCCTTATACTCGTCACTAGCAGTATCGACATGCTTGAATTCACCACTTGAATTCAAGGACAATGGTACAGATAAAACTTCCATACAAGCCTACTTTAAGATCTACGACAAGCAGATTTTAGCCTGTCTTCGCCAACGGTGGAGAAAGAAAACTACGACAGAGGATCGTCGCCCCACATTTCTGCCCACGTTCCCGGTCCAACAATCCCGTCTCTACTCAAACGATTGATTCGCTGAAACTGCCTGACCTTCCTCTTGGTCCCCCAACCGAAAATCCCATCAATCTTTCCACAATCAATACCCAAAGCCCCCAACCGACGCTGCAACACCTTCACCCGATCCGAACGCTCTTTCCTCCGAATCGGATTTGTTCTAATCTCAGCGGTGAGAGCAGCGAGATACCTCAACAATGCTCCCCAATCCATAACCGGTTCTTTTGCTTCTTCCTTAACTCCCACACCAGTCATAGCCGGAGCATCAAACCAATCAGTAGAGGCCCGCGGCTGGTGATGCCACCACTCCCCACGAACCGTCGGATGCATTCCATACTCTTTTGCAATATTGTTTACTTCCCACTTCTTTATTCCATTACCACACAAACCGAAATCGACAGCGTAGCAAAATCCGTCGTCCTGTTCCATGTGCCAACTTCCACGCCAAATCCCTATACCATTCAAGGCTTTAGGTCCAAAACGGCGATTTGGATCAGCGGCTAAATTAAATCCAGCCTTACGCTTTTTATAGCCATCATGGAAATATTTCTGTTTTGCATAGGTGCGACATCCACTAGTTATTTGGACTCGCCCGCTGATGCGCGGATCATTAAAAAAGGCTTCCAATCGCTTTAAGAAGCGCGGATGCAGCAGCGAAAGATCAACATTCTTCTTTGCTGGCAATGACACTTTAAACACCTCACTGGGTATAGTCGTTATCTTTATTAGTATAGTTTCTAACCGGCTTCCAAAGCGGCAACACGGGTCTTAAGATCCGCTATGTCGGCAAGGTTTTGGTCAGCCTGTGGCTGTTTCGCTAACATCGCCGCATCAAAAGAAGCAATATAATCAACAGCAGATTGAGACTGGAAAGCATTTCCCTCTAGTTGAACATTTATTTCTTGAATCGCTTTTATTATTGGCGAAATCAGTTCCTCGTACCGCAGTCCCTGAAGGTCATGTGCCTCAACAGCCCCTCGCCCCTCCATCTCAATGGTTCCGTTATCGTTATAGGTTTCCTCTATGGCATCGCTAGCCGGAATAGCAGACTTCGTCCAGATGGCTGTAGTAGAAGCAGCAGCGCCCAGCACGCTCTCCACTTCTTGTCCCAGCAGTCCGTAGTGCGTCCTAACACCCGCAACCCCACCACCACGATCAATCCACTTAAACGACACTGGTCGGAGGGCGTTGATGAAGTTCAGTCCTAAATCAGAATCAGCGATGTCTGTCTTCTCGTTCTGATCTGACGTGTTGATCGTCCCATTCGTGGCGTAAACGGTATTCCAACGGTTGCCGCTGTAACCCAAGTACCGTGTGCCGTCGATTTCGGGGTAGAGACTCCCCCCGGTGCGAATGTGTCTATTGAAATACATCGGACGAGAGTTGTCGCAGTCAGAGATAAACCTCATCAACTCGTACCCGCCCACATCAGCGGTCGGTTGAATCCATAGATTCCTTGTAAACGTGCCCACTGGTGAGGTGGCGTGCGTCCCCGTGGCTGTAATCGTAAAACCACCATTGGTGGTGTTGGAATGGCCGGTGTGGTACAGGTTGTACTTATTAGTGTCGTTGTCGTAAATGTACCAATCCCCTAAAGTAGAGGTTGTACCGCCGCTACCCATTTCCGTAGCATCACCCAACCTCATCGCAGCACGATTAGATCCGACATACTCTGTGGGGTCGATCTTAATAGTTACCCCAGTTGCTTCTGTCTGTCCACCGAAACGAACAACCCCACTGCTCATATCGTCATTGGCTTGATGCTGGGTGTTGAAAATCAGATAGGTGTCTTGATTATTCTCAAGAAAAGTACACCAGAGAACATCACCGACTCTTGGGGGAGAACCAACATACTCTGCTGGAACAGGATCGTTGATCCCAACGCCTAAACGGTCAATTTTGATGAACACCAGATAAGGATCCTCAGCAGTAGCAGTTACCTTCATTACCTCTGCTTGCCAGAATCCTTTATTCGTACCCGGCGTGCCACGACTTTTCTGCGGTGTGATCTTTGGCCCAGCCATTACCAGTAAGACCTTCTGGCTTCAGGAGAAAAAGTATCCACTGGTTCTTCATCCTCTGGCTCTAACTTTTTCACGCGTGGCGATTCTTCTTTAACAGAACCGTTTTGTCGCTCTATGAAACTGCGATCCGCAGAATCTATAACAAAATCGGCCTTATCTTCACTATTGGTCGCAGAACTGTATCCGCCAGTCAACATCACAACACTTTGGGCTACACCTTCCACTACCGGCATCAAATTCCTATAAGTCAACGGTACGTTCGTTAGGGCAATCCAATCATCTGCATCAATGATCCCGTCCCCAACCCAAGTAACAATTTCAGTAGTGGCACCAAAGAAATGACGATCAGCAGGATCCACATCAGAAACATTGGTAACTGTCCTTGTTCCTAATTCATTCACAGACTGCCAATTTTTAACATAGCCTTCTGTTTGCGGACCAAATATTCCATCATGGTCATAACTTGGCACACCGACTTCAAGTTGCAACCTTTTAACATCCGTTCCTCTCATTCCCCTCATCAAATCTCGCGAACCCCAAGGAATCACACCCAAACCAAGAGATGCACCTGCACCACTACTCGCACCAAAACCATCAGCGACCGTATCTTCAGTTTCAACCAAAGTTCTCGCCTGCACCCCCACAGGCTGGTTAGTACCCACTGGCCATGTAACAGAAGTAATCAGATACTTTCTGTCACTAAATATTCCAGCATTTTTGAATTGGACATTGAAACCCGGACGAAGAGTCTGCCCGTTTGTTCTACCCACCTGAAAACTACATGACGTTCCCGCCATGGAGTCATCGCTGGCCCGGAAAGAAACACTGTGCAAAAACCACGGATCGTCTTCTGCGATTGATTCAAGATCGCATTGAATTCCCGGCTGACGCTCCATCAAAAATTCCATTGACGTAAAAAACAACATGCCGTAAGACTCAAAGAACACATAATCTAATTCACCAGCCAATCGTGATAACACCTGCCAAGTGTTCTCATCAATACTATCCGACTGCTGACGAGTGATCGAATCTTTATTATCACTCGTTTGAATAAAATATTGCAAATCGTGTTCTTCTGCGACCTGCTTAGCAAATGTTGATGCCGAAATACCTATCCAAGTTCTTTGCCCCTTTTCTCGCTTCAATTTCTGAACCACTTGCGAACGACAAGTGATTTTCACGGTGTCCTGTTGGCTAGGATTACGCACAATTTCAACAGCAGCAATCTCATACGGATAACCAGCATACGAACAGGGACGCCGAATCTGAAAATAGTTGTTCTTAAACATCTTGAAATTCGGATCATAAACATCAAGTGACATCTGTGTGGTCATATCCATCGTCAAATCACAAGCCATGTTCATGATCGACTCATTGATCTCTACTTGGCGATCAGAGTCAGTCGCAGAAATAAGAAAATCGTCAACAAGTTCCATCAGATTTAACCGTGATATCCTTCAGAAACCAGCGGTCCCCCGCTCCAAGAACTGAAATCAATGAGTACGGGGGGCTGATTGAACAGTCCGATTTGACCATCGTCAAGACCCATTATTAGCATTGGATGGTTGGCAATGGCGGCTGTAAGGCCCGCCTGCGCCTGCTCGGTCCAGTTCTCACCATCTGGATCCACGCCGGGGTTCACCCCAGCGGTAACTACTTTTGGTTCATGTGGAACAGCAGTCATAAAAACAATTTCTTGATTAATTGTAATAGACTCTTTGAGATTTATTTGAATCTTCGCTTGTGTTATCAAACCACTTTCGTTACGTCGTAGCGCGGTAACATTCAAACCAGTCATCCTAACGTGGAACGGCAACGCTATTCCCCCATGAGAGAAAACCAAGTCTTTGTCCTGTTCCGCCATCGCATACAAAACAGCCAATTGATCCTCGCAAGGCATAAATCCGTGGCTCTCCTTGTGAGCGATCACAGCATTGAAAGCAACCGTGCGATTTTTGGGAAACTTTGATCGAAGCAACGGTTTACGACTGGGACGCATAACCTCAGAATATTCAAGAGCGTTTGCTCCATACTTAATGTCTTTAGGCCCAAACGGAAATTCAAAAGTTAACGCATTGGCTTTTTCGTAATCGGAAGACTGCCAAAACAATTTTCTGTCCGCATCTGCAATAACAGGTATCTGTGACAGTTTGACGGCACGATCTTGATGAACTTGCTGAATCGCCAAGTCACCATTATGCTTCTCTACATAAAATTGTACTATCGTGGCGTACCTTGCGCCCAGAGACTTAATCTCCTCTTCCGTCTTAACGTCGTGTCCTATATTGCCGGGTCTATGAGGCATCGTCTACAACTCCTTATATTCCGGCAAGTGATTTGAGAAAGTCATAGTAGCCCCAATCCCACTTCTTGTACCAGTCAGTGCCGCCATCCCCCTCTTCGGAGAAACGTTCCGTTTGGTGGGGGTCAGGACCAAGTGGTCCGCTGGCGCTCGGTCCCATTGTCGGGTCGCCGGGAGGCGGCGTGAATCCTAGACCCTTTTCTAGTTCCTCACGGAATTTTTCCAATGCTTCAGTGTCCAAGTTAACTTCGTTCTTGTGTGCGATCAATGCATCCGCGTCTTTAGACCATAATGTCTGATTAAAGATCTGCATCTGCTCCGCACCATCCGATGCGCCATACATTTCTCTTATCTTGCTTTCCAAACTTGCCGCCTGCTCGGCCTCAGTGCCTTCTGTAAACAGTGATGACCTTCTTTCAGTCAAGCCCTGAGCATAAAAGTTCGTCTTTTTGAACTCATCAAAGGTTAAATCTACAAAGCCTTTACCAGTACCACCGGGAGTTACACCGTAGTTGGATTGAAGTTGCCTAATGGGATCTTGGATCATCCCCCCATATCCCATCCTCGTAGCGTTTGTACCCATATTGGCAAAAACCCTACCCATTGCTGCCATCTGGTCGGGCACAGACATACCCGACGCCGCCAATTCGGCAATCCCTGTCCGAACGTATGCATCCAGCAAGTCCATATCAATGTCGCCAGTGTTTTGCATATTGGTAAACAACGCATTCGTCGCGGCTTTAGCCTCTAGCCCGGCTTTATTCACGTTATTTTCTAGATGCATTGGACTATTAAACAGCGTGTCATATGTCGCTCCAAGCATCAGCCCTTCAATCTCCGCAGCCGTGGTGTGCTTGAACCCACTATTTCTTTGAGCGATGTAATCGTCAACCGCCTGCCCGCCTGCTTG